CGTGGGGTTTTGGACATCACCCCGCCACCTCCTATCGGTCGCCCCGGCAGACGGCGGCATGAGTAGTCTGCCAATTTTAAGCATCGGTATGGCCGGTGCTTTTTTTGTGCCTGTCTGGTCCGCATGAGGATCGGGCTGGCTCCACACAGATCCCGCCGAGCCTCTCTATGATGCGCAACCTGGCGGGGTTTTTTATGGATTTTTTGAGAGGTACGATGCTCAACTTTGAAAATTGCGACAAACTGATCTTCCCCGGCGTCAGGCCGTATGATATCCCGGCGATCGAGGCGGAAAAAGATTTGCGCATTGACAAGCTGGATTGGATTCCCTTCAACTACGCCAAGAGCGCAAAGAACCGACAGACCAAGGGCGTGCATTTTTATCTGGATGACTACCAGTTTGCGCGGGTCTGGAACCGGCCGGATGAGTACATTCCCCTGCTGCGGCAGTTCGCAGCTGTTACATCGCCGGATTTCTCGACGTATACGAATATGCCGGCCGCCATGCAGATATACAACCACTACCGCAAGCACTGGCTGGCGGCGTACTGGCAGCTGCACGGTATCAGGGTGATCCCTACCGTCAGTTGGAGTACCTCGGACAGCTATGCCTGGTGCTTTGACGGGGAACCGGTCGGCGGGATCGTCAGCGTGTCCAGCGTTGGCACGCAGCGGAGCGAGGCCGCCAAGCAGCTGTTTAGAGAAGGCTGCCGGGAGATGGTGCAGCGGTTACGGCCGGAGCAGATCCTCTGGTACGGGAAAGGACCGGAAGAATTCGACTGGAACCTGACGCGGATCAAACCGCACCAGGAGTTGATACGGGAACGGAGGCGGGCAAAGTATGGGCGGTAGGGGTGCAAGCAGCGGGGTCAGCGTGAGCGGGAAGGTGTATGGCAGTGAGTACACAACGCTGCTTCAGGATGGAAATATCAAGTTTGTTAAACGGACTAATGGAAGCACGACAGCGCCAATGGAAACAATGACAAAAGGGCGTGTGTATGTCACATTGGATTACAAGGACGAACCAAAGTTTATAACATATTACGACACAGCTAATAAGCGTGTAAAGCAAATTGACCTTGATCCAGACCGTCCTCACAGAGGACTGACGCCGCACACGCATCACGGATATAATCATAACGAAAATGACGGACCAAGGGGCGCCTCTAACCCGACAGCAGAGGAAAAGAAAATGATTGAAAGAGTTAATAAGATCTGGTATACTAAGTATGGCAAGCTGTAATGTAGAAGGAGCATACGATGTTCGTCGTTGCCCCGGTGCAAATCCGGGCGCTTGCTAAGGGATGCAGAGATGCGTCCCTTTTTTGTTGCCTTTTTGGGTTGCCGGTATAGCAGAAACTGGCGGGTGGGTTGGGGGTATCTTTTTGCAGGAGAGGTGGTGACGTGCCGAATGAAAAGAATCTGGTTCCGATCAATCAGAGACCAAAGAGTGAACAACGAAAGATCCAGTCTGCGGGCGGCGTCGCCTCCGGCGCGGCGCGGCGGCGTAAGCGCGCCCTGAAGGAGGCCGCCGACCTGTATCTTTCGCTGCCGGTGGCAGACAAGCGGCGCTTGACCAGGTTGGAACGGGACGGCATTGACCCCGAAGACATCGACCATCAGATGGCGATCGTTGCCGGGTTGAGCACAGCCGCCGAGAAAGGCGACGCGGCGGCGGCCCGGGTGCTGGTGCAGATCCTGGGCGAGGACGCGAAGGCCGACCCCGCGGCGGATCAGCTGGCGCGGGCGGCCGCGATTTTGGGAGGGATTGATGGCATTATCGAGTAAGCAGCGGGAGTATCTGCGCTGCTGTGACCATCGCTGGAATCTCAAGATCGGCGCGACGGGCAGCGGCAAGACCTACGTCGATTATGCCGTCGTGATCCCCAAGCGGCTATTGGCGATGCGCGGACAGGGCGCGGCGGTGCTGCTGGGTAACACGCAGGGGACTGTCTCCCGCAACGTGTTGGAGCCGATGCGGGAGATCTGGGGCGAGGCGCTGGTCGGCACGATCTCCAGCGACAACACAGCGCAGATCTTCGGGCGGCGGGTCCATGTGCTGGGCGCCGACAACCGCAAGCATGTGGCGCGGTTACAGGGCATGACTGTCGAGTACGCCTACGGCGATGAGATGACGACCTGGAACGAGGACGTCTTCCAGATGCTCAAAAGCCGGCTGCGGTGTCCGCACAGCTTCTTTGACGGCACCGCGAACCCCGACAACCCGCAGCATTTCATCAAGCGGTTCATCGACTCCGACGCCGATGTCTACTGCCAGACCTCCACGATCGACGACGGCGTGCTGCCGCCGGAATTCGTTGCGGAGCTGAAGAAAGAGTACGCCGGGACGGTCTATTACAACCGCTTCATTCTGGGCCAGTGGGCCGCCGCAGAGGGCGTGATCTACCGGCCCTTTGCTGATTCCGTCGCGGCCGGTGACGGGCGGTTTTTGTGGCCGGAGAGCCGCCCGCTGCGGCCCTGGCGGGTGCAGATTGGCGTTGACTTCGGCGGCAACGGATCCCAGCACGCCTTTGTGGCGGTGGGGATCCTGCCGGGGTATGCCGGTGTGGTTGGCCTTGCGAGTGTGCGGGTGGATCCGCGCGGGCGGGACGCCGGGCATATGCAGCAGAGTTTTTTGGAGTTTGTGACGGCGGTCTTTGCCCGGTGGGGCGAGATCCACGCCGTCTACTGTGACAGCGCCGAGCAGGTCTTGAAAAACAGCCTACGGTCGGCGCTTTTGAGCAGCCGGTTCGGCTGGCTGGCCGACCGGGTCTATAACGCCCGGAAAGCCGAGATCAACGACCGCATCCGCCTGACGTCCATCCTGATGGGCGGCGGGCGGTTCTGGGTTTTGCCGGAAGCCGCGACGCTGCGGGACGCTTTGGCGCAGGCACTGTGGAGCGGCAAGCATCCCGGCCGGGATGAGCGGCTGGACGACGGCACGAGCGACATTGACACGCTGGACGCCTTCGAGTATACGATCGAGCGGGATTACAAGCGCTATTTGAGGTTGGCATGATGGATATCACGAAGTTTATCGCGTTTCTCAACAAAAGCCGGGGCTGGGATCTCAAGCCCGACTACTACACGAAGATCGAGGAGTGGAAACAGTGGTGGAAAGGTGAGTATCCGCCGTTCCACCTGGTGAAGGAGTGCCTGCTCGACGGGAGGGAGAGCAAGCGGACGATGGCGTCGATGCGGATGCCAAAACGGGTCTGTGAGGACTGGGCGAACCTGCTGCTCAACGAGAAAACCACCGCGACGGTGGCCGACACCTCGAGCAGCGAATGGCTGCTGGGCAAGGACGGCAGCCAGACCGGCGGCGAGCTGGGACGGCTGGAATTCTGGACGAACGCCAACCGGCTGGTGGAGCTGGCGTTCCGCAGCGGCACCGGGGCGTTCGTGCTGTCGGTGTCGGATCTTGCGGTTGCGGGCGATGCTGTGCAGGCGACGCCGGGCGCGGTGCTGCATCTGGATTACCTGCCCGCCGAGTGTATTCTACCGATCACGGTCTGCCACGGCAAGGTCATTGAGGTGGCGTTCGCCAGTGAGGTGACGACGGGCGGCAAAAGCTGCATTTACCTGCAGACCCACCTTCTGCGCGGCGGGGAGTATCACATCTTCAACGACTATTTCGTCGGCACCGACGACGCCTATGAGCAGGTACAGCGCCCTGCGGGGGTTCCTGCCGCCTTCAACACGGGGGGCGCCGTGCCGTGGTTCGCCCTCTTCTCCCCCGCCGCCTGCAAGAACATCGACGGCGGGGCGGGGCTGGGCATGGCGGTCTTCTCGGAGGCTCTGGACCAGGCTAAGCAGTGCGACCTGGCCTTTGACAACTACTGCCGGGATCTGTATCTCGGCGGCAAAAAAGTCTTTTACAACCGCAGCCTTCTGCGCACCGTGCCGGACAAGGACGGGTTCCCGCACATGATCGCGCCGGACATTCTGCGGCAGCAGCTCTTTGTGCAGGCCGGGGATTCTGACCCTGACGCCGCACCGGACTGGCACGAGTACAACCCCGATCTGCGGGTCGAGGCGAACGGGCGGGCGGTGCAGGACGCGCTGGATTATTTCAGCTTCAAGTGCGGGCTGGGCTGTCACCGCTACCGGTTCGCGGACGGCGGGATCAAGACGGCGACCGAGTATGTCGGCAGCCGTCAGGACATGGTACAGCAGGCCAACCGGCACCAGATCGGCATCGAGACCGCCTTACAGCAGCTTTTCGCGAGTATGCTGGAGATCGGGCGGCGGCTGCTCGGCGCGGCGGTGGACCCGGCAACCGCGATCACGATCAATTTTGACGACAGTTACATCACCGCCGACGAGACGAGACGCGCCCAGCAGCGGGACGACGCCCTGCAGGGGTTCCTGCCCAAGTACCGCTATCTCATGGAGTGGTACGGCATGAGCGAGCAGGACGCGCGGCGCAGCGTGGCGGAGGCGCAGGAAGAGGCGGACGCCGAACAGCCGTATAACTTTGGGGGTATCTGATGCTGACGCCGGACTACCTGGACACGCTGCCCGACGCGCTGGTCAAGCTGTGGCAGACCGTCGAGGACGATATCCTGCGGGATGTTGCCCGGCGCATTGCCAAGATGCAAAAGATCACCGAGGCGGCGGATTGGCAGCTCTACCGGTTCGAGCAGGTGCAGGCGCTGCACCAGGACGTTGTGGCGATCCTCGCGAAGTACAGCGGCAAGACCCGGGCGCAGATCCGGAAGCTGCTGCAGGAGGCGGGGCGCGAGACGCTGGCGAGCGACGACGAGGTGTACCGGGCGATGGGATTTATGCCCGGCGACATCAACAAGAACCCGGCGCTCGTGAACCTTCTGCAGGCGGGATACCATCAGACCTGGGGAACCTGGCGCAATCTGACGGCTACGACCGCCAACACCGTGACGAAGCAGTTTGAGGACGCGATGGACCGCGCCTGGCTGCAGGTCAGCAGCGGGGCGTTCGATTACCAGACGGCGATCCGGCACGCGGTGGATGATCTGGCGGCGGGCGGGATCAAGGCGGTCACCTACCCTACCCGCCACACCGACACGCTGGAAGTGGCCGCGCGGCGCTGTGTGCTGACCGGCGTGAACCAGACGGCCGCCAAGCTGCAGATGGAGCGCGCAAACGAGATGGGCTGCGAGTTCGTGGAGGTCACCGCCCACGCGGGCGCGCGGCCGGAACACGCGGTCTGGCAGGGCAAGGTCTACCACGTCGGCGGCGAGACCTGGTACGAGGGGAAGTATTACGAGGGGTTTGAGGCGGCGACCGGCTACGGAACCGGGCCGGGGCTGTGCGGCTGGAACTGCCGGCACGGCTTTTACCCCTTTTTTCCCGGAGTCTCGGCGCCGCTCTACTCGGAGGAAGATCTGAAGAAGCTGTCTGACCCAGCCTTATATGAGCGGATCCAGCGCAAAAACGCCCTCGAGCGCAGGGTGCGGGACGCCAAACGGCGCTACCTTGCGGCGCAGGCGGCCGGGCTGGATACCACCAAGGAGGCCGTACGGCTCAAAAAGGCGCGGCAGACGCTGGCACAGTACACCGACGAGACCGGCCTGCGCACCGATTCCTCCCGCACTATGGTGCATGGGTTTGGGAGGAGCGCGGCGAGTAAGGCAACGTGGGATGTCTTGTCAGATGAGAAAAAGCGTGCTAGAATAAAAGCAATCATACGTGCTGATATTCAGTCTGGAAAGATAATCTCTAAGATTAACAAGGGACATCAAAACAAGCACATATTGTATTCTAAGGGGTACATTCCTGGGAAAAGCTATATTTATGGCGGTTTGGAAACCGCCCAAGCCCTTGTCGATCAATACCACGGGACCGGAGAAATTCGTCTGGATCGAGCAGGTAAATGGATCCACAAAGAATTTATTCTTGCAGATGGGATAATTGGCGTTGCAATTGACCCCGAATTAGAAGAGCAAATTGAGACAAGACGGTTTGCAATCCATTATGGAAAAAAAGGAGTTCACATTGTTCCCATGAAGGAGGTAGATACACCATGACGCTTTCACAAGCCAACGGTCACAACGTTATCATCACGTTGAAGGATGGTAGTGTGTATAAAGGTTTTGCATACGACCATTCTTCTGCACTGGATAATGAACCGTATCCTGAGTGTATTTCTATCGGCGATACAGAATTATATGCACCCGAAATTGAAAAAATCGAATTGTTATAACCCGTCCGGCACAGTAACTCATTATCTGCGAAAAGTTGCTGTTTGTGAGTGCGAAGAAGTTACCGAGTATCTCAGGCCGGGGCATTCCTGCACAAAACGGAGCTTTTTCGTACAGGAAATCATTTCCATACAAGACGAATCACAAAAAAGTGAAGCCTTACCCCCAGAAACATAACAACGTTGTTAATAACGTTATGAACAACTTCATATCCAAAGCGCTTTGCCGCAAGGCAGGGCGCTTTTTCTATGCCTGTTCCGGCCGCGTGAGGCCGGGTCAGGCACAATGTTTGCCCGGACGCGGCAGGGCTTACAGAGCCGCGCAGAGGGTGACGGCGACCACCTAAAACGCCTATCTGAAAGGAGTAAAACATGAAGACAGAGGATCTGAAAGCCCTTGGCCTGACCGACGAACAGGTGCAGCAGGTGTTCGCGATGCACGGCGCCGATCTGAAGCGCGAGAAGGACCGTGCCGACAGTCTGCAAACCCAGCTGAAGACCGCACAGGACGGCCTGAAAGCCTTCGACGGCGTGGACGTGGAGGGGATGAAAGCCCAGATCGCCAAGCTGAGCGCCGACATGGCCGCCCAGGCGGACGGGTTCGCGTTTGACAGCGCGCTGGACGGGGCGATCCGGGACGCCGGAGGCCGCAGCCTGAAAGCGGTGCGCGGAATGCTGGATCTGGACGCGCTGCGCGCCTCGAAGGATCGCGGCGCCGACATCAAGGCCGCGCTGGACGGACTCGTCAAGGAAAATCCCTGGGCATTTGCCGAACAGCCGAAAGTGACCGGCGCGACGGTATCGACCGGCAGCGAACACGGCGAGGGCGGCATTGCCAAAATCGACGGGGTGGAAGCGGACTTTTTGAAGCTGAACCCCGGCATCAAACTGTAACAGAAAGGATGACAACACATGGCACATGAATTGCAGGATCGTTATTCCAAGCTGGTGGACGCCAAGCTGCGCGCCGTACTCGTCAAGAAGGACGGCGTGATCTTAAATAACCGTTACGACGGCGACGCCAAGGCGGGCAAGGTCAAGGTCCCGGTGCGTGACACCGAGGTGAAGGTGGCCGACTACTCCAAGACCGAGGGCGCGGGCGCTACCCACGGCGACACGGCGTACATCGACGTCCTGATCGACAAGGACAAGGCGATCAACGAGATCATCGACGGGTTCGACGCCGCCGCTGTGCCGGACAACCTCGTCGCTGACCGTCTGGACAGCGCCGGGTATTCGATGGCCCTGCAGATCGAGATGGACGCGACCGCCTGCCTCGAAGCGGCGGCAACTGCCATTGGCAACACCACCGCGCTGACCAAGAACACGGTTTATGACAGCATCGTGGACGCCCGCACCGCTTTGAGCAAGGCGAAGGTCCCGAACGACAGCCGCCGGTTCCTGCTGGTCAGCCCCGACACCTACGCCCTCGTTTTGAAGAGCCCCGAGTTCATCAAGGCGAGCGCGTTGGGCGACGCGGTGGTGCAGACCGGCGCGGTCGGCAAGATCGCGGGGTTCCTCGTCTTTGAGGACGCGACGCTGAGTGCGACCACCGAGTACATCGCGGGTCACCCCGACTGGTGCTGCCGCGTCAACGAGTGGCAGGTCCCGGTCCACCTGCAGGATCTGGCGGGCAGCGGCAAGTACATCGGCGCGTCCGCTGTGCAGGGGCGCAAGATCTACGCCCACAAGGTCACCAAGGGGCAGACGCTGCTCATCAAGCGCAACGCCGCTGTGGGCGGCTGATATGCCGTACTGCGACTATGCCGCCTATCTGGCGCAGGGCGGCACGATAACCGAAGCGGACTTTGACCGGTGGGCGGTGCGCGCCAGCCGCAAGATCGACAGCCTGACGATGGGCCGGGCTGCGCGGTATGCGGAGGCACTGCAAACCGAGTTGTCCGGCGCCTGCGCGCAGATGGCGGATGTCATGATGCAGCAGAACGCGATGCTGGAGGCGACCGCCGGCGGGACGCTGAGCGCCGCGAGCAACGACGGATACAGCGAGAGTTACGCCGTGCCGACCGGCACGGCGCAGCTTGCCCGGCTGCGCGGGATTTTGGCCGACTGGCTGGGCGAGGATCCGTATGCTCTTTTGTACCGGGGGGTGTGCGGGTGCTGATCGCAGACAGGACCGTCACGCTCTATCACCGGCAGTATGATCCCGCGAGCCGGGAGGACGTCTGGCAGCGCACCGTTTATACCGGCGCAAGCTGGTACGGCGCGCAGGCAGCGGGAAGCGGCAACGGCGGACTGCAGAGCGACGACGCGTACACGGTGCGGATCGCGACGGACGCGGAAATCGAGGCCGCGCCGGGGGATCTCGTCGTACTGGGGGAAGTCACGGACACGGGCGGGGCGGATCTCGCCCGCAAGTATCACGGGCGGTGCTTTGCGGTGGCTCTTGTGCGGGATAACCGGCGCGGGAACCGCAGGCTGTGGCACTGGCGGCTGGAGGGCAAGTAGATGGCGAAGGGCAACAAGAACCAGATCATCGAAACGCCGCGCGGCCGGATCATCCGGGTCAAATGGCAGGGCGGGCGGACCACCTGCCGTCTGCTGTGGAAGAAGGGATTTGCCCCGGAGCGCACCAGGCAGATGCAGACTGTGCAGGCTTGTGTGGATATGGCGGTGCTGCGGTACTGCCAGCCGTACATCCCGATGCGGACCGGTATGTTGATGCGGTCCGGCGATCTTGGCACCGAGGCGGGCGCGGGCGTGGTGCGGTACATCGCGCCCTATGCCCACCGGCTCTATTACGGCAAGGATTTCAATTTTGACCGAACGGCGCATCCCAACGCGGGGCCTTTGTGGTTTGACCGGATGCTGGTCGATCACAAGGGCGACATTTTGCGCGAGGCCGCCGCGACAGCGGGAGGGAAAGCCCATGAATGAGAGCAGCATTGCGCAGGCGCTGCGGCAGTATTTCCTGGGCTGCCCGCTGCTGGAGCAGTACCGCGTCGGCGTGGACTGGCTGCCGGATCACGGCGTTGCCTTTTCGATCGACGCAGCGCCGACGTCCCAGATCATACAGCGGTATATCGGCGGCGGCAGTATCCGGCAGTATCTTTTTGTGCTGCGCAGCGTCCAGTGCTATGGGCCGGATACCCTGCAAAACCTCGCCAACAGCGCGCTGTATGAGCAGCTTTCCGCCTGGATGGAGGAGCAGACCCGCGCCGGGAATTTCCCGGATCTCGGGAGCGAGCGCACTGTACAGGCGATCGAGGCACAGAGCCCGGGGTATCTGCTCACCGCGACGGCGGACGCCGGGCAGTATCAGATCCAGTGTCGGCTGGTATACCGACAGAAAGGAAGAAGAATATGACAGTGAAAGACTTGATGAGCGGCATCACCCCGAGCGAGACGTTTGCCGGGTCGGTGACCGCCGACGACATGGTGCTGGCGATCTGCTTTGACGACGCCGGCAAGAACGATCCCGGCACCTATCTGGTGGCGGACGACGGCGTGACCGATCAGAGCGGGGCGCTGGAAGCGACCAACGCGGAGACCAACTATCTGCGGCGCGGCGTCGTTGCCAACAAGACCGGCACCAAGCGCACCTTCACGATCACCGGCGACCGCATCATGAAGGAGCCGTTCCAGGACGCGCTGCTCGCGCACGAGATCAAGTACGGCACCGGTGAGAAGGTCATCCGTCCATATGTGTACTTCTGCGCGCTGACCGGCAAAGGCGAGAAGGGGCTGCTGAGCATCGCGGTGGAGAACGACCAGAGCGGCGAGGCGGGCGGCAACGCCGGGTGGTCCGCTACCCTGACGGGGCGCGGCAAGCCGGAAGAGTACGCTTTCGAGGCGACCGTCTAAAGCAAAAACGGCGCTCTCCCCTCTCCGATCAGGGAGGGGAGGGATTTTTTGAAAAGGAGTGTGACCCATGCTGACGGTACACGGACACGAGATCGACTTTGACATCACCTCCCCCGCTGATATGCAGCGCTACCTCGACGCGCAGGCCGCTATGGAGGCCGCCGCGATGAATGCGCCGCCCAGCCCCGCGGCGGATACCCTTGCGACCCGCGAGGGGTTGGAGGCGTATGTCGCCTATATGCAGGGGCAGTGCAGGCTGCTGACGGACTTTATCGACGCGGCCTTCGGGGACGGCGTCTGCAATGCGCTGCTCGGCCCCAGGACGAGCCTGACGGTCCTGCTGGATCTCTGCGGCGATATCCGGCAGGCGATCGAGGCGCAGAGCGACGAGGCCGCCGCCAAGTTTGCGGCGTATCTGCCGAACCGCGCCACGCGCGGGGGCGGCGCGTGAACTGCCTGCTGCTGGAAGGCGCGCTGCCGGAGCGGATCGACGGCGTGACGATCTACCCGGATTACCGCAACATGATCCGGTTTGAGGGGATCTTGAACGATGACCGGCTGACCGATGAGGACAAGACGCTGCTGGGCGTGAGGCAGCTGTTCGACGAGCTGCCGCCCGGTGGGATGGGGCGCGCCGTGGACCGCTTGCAGTGGTTTTACCTGCGCGGACGGGCGCCTACTGGGGACAGTGCATCGAGCGGCAGGAAGACGCCGCGCGCTTACGACGTCTGCGAAGACGCCGAGTGCATCTATGCGGGGTTTTTGCAGGCGTACCGGATCGACCTTGTCAGCGTGCCGTATCTGCACTGGTGGGCGTTTCTGGCTCTTTTGGAGAACCTGCCGGACTGCACCCTGATGGCGCAGAAGATGCAGCTGCGGATCCTCAACCTTGATACGATAAAGGACAAGGAACTGCGCAAGCGGTATGCCGCGCTGAAAAAACAGGTCGCTCTGCCCGAAAAGCAGCGGACCGGCGGCGGCAAGGGGCTGAAGGAGCGATTGCA